TCCTGTTTCCAAGACAATCCGCTTTCAAGGCGGTTGAAGCACCCTGGCTCCTTCACTTCCCATTATTTTTATTTTTAGATTTATAAGTTGGTAATTGAGAATCACAATTACTACAAACAAATCTCAAATTCTCTAATCTATGGTCATTATTTTTACCATTAATGTGGTCTAAAATTAATGTCATAGGTTTTCCATTCCATTCAGGTCCTATACCACAACAATCACATTTATATTCTATACTTTTATTTCTCAGAACCCTCTTTTTAATATGTCCTCTAGCATAAGTGCTATTTTCAATAAACACCTCACTATCTAATTTTGCAGGACCATTTGCATTACACCAGTTACCGATTCTAGTCATATAATACTCCTTTTATGTTATATATACAACCTAGAACGAAGAACTGCGTTTATATTTCTGGTAGGGGTTGTGAGAGTCGAACTCACTCAAGCTGGTTCAAAGCCAGATATCTGCTCCAATCGATTTAACCCCAATAATAGTTAAACACACTCATGGGTGAACCCATATAGTTGGTATGTTTAACTATGATTCCTTGACACACAATGTCATCCCGACAGGTGGAACAGTAGATGTTCGCCGTCAAGGAACCAGAAACTACACTTAATTTTTAAAGAACATTGTTCATTTAAGAACTTGTGGTTGATTTCTCAACCGAAGAATGTATTGTAACGGAACGATGCCGTTTGTCAACACTTTTTTAGAACTATGTTGTTTTTACACAACAACCAAGAAAAAACCCCAAGAACTTTTCAGTATCTTGGGGTCTGTATTCTTTGGAAACTTACTCTATTCAGTCATCCCAGCCTTCACAAACCCCAAACTCATAGCCTTCCGCATCACTCCAATTATAAATTGAGTGTGATGATAACATCAGCTGAACGGGTTTAAAACAATGCGAAATCACGATAACTTTCCTAAAATTTAATTACTTGTATTATATAGGCTTATTTTTATTCTGTCAAGCGCTTTTTTCAACTTTTTTCCATTTTATTTTTGTATATTCTATAGGATCATCTGGATTTTTAAATCCGTCAAACACTTCCCATAGTTTTTCCTTGACAACAAATTTGGTCAAAAGGCCTGCTTCTCGACCATAAGCTTCTATTTCCCATGGTAAATCCCAATAATCAATTTTATCGGAATCTATTTTAAAATCTAACCATTTACTCAACGATTCATTTGTCTCACAATAGACAAATTGTTTAATATGTACCATTTCATGCGCTAGTGTTTCTATAATTGATCTAGCGCCTATATTCGAATGTACGGTTAATATAAAGTCTCTTGGTTTATTATGAGAGTTATAACCATCTATCTCTGCATAACCAAAGTCTTTTATTTTGTTACTGAATTTCACTTTAATGTTGAGATTTTTTGACATATTCTTGTTAGGAATTAATGATTCGCCAAAAAACTCAACAGCTCGCATAACATAAGGTTTAAATCCCTCATCTGGGCATCGAACTATTCTAATGTGCATTCCGGTCTCCTTTGTTAAGACCTGGTGTATTTATTGGTCTAACTTTTCAACGGGAATATTGCACTTATCAAGAAAATCTATGCCGGAAGTGTCTCTATATGAATTTCTGTAATATACCTTTGATATTTCAGACGTTCTTATCAGTTTAGCACACTCCATACATGGAGCATGAGTTATAAACATAGTGGAACCTTGTCCTGAATCGTTGGATGATGCCAGTTTACCAATAGCGTTCATTTCAGCATGAATGACTTCTGGTTTTGTTTTTAATCGATATGGAATTTGGCGAATATGACCATAAACGTCAAGTTTTTCGCCGACATAAGGCCAGTTATTTTTTATTTCTTCAATATCAAAAAAACCTGGATCAGAACACCAATCTTTTGTTTCACAATTATTATCCCAACCTGAAGGAGTTCCATTATAACCAATAGATATAATCCTATTATCTTTAACAATAATAGCACCTACATGTAATCGTATTGCTTTGGATAATTCCGCAAATATTTCTGCGGTTCTCATATATGCTTCAGTGAGTTCTTTTTTCATGACAATATTGAATTTTTGGTGGGATCGCTGGGGTACGATCCCAGAACTGCCCGATTATGAGTCGAGTGTTATGCCAATTTAACTAAAATCCCAAATCCTGTTCGTTACTAAATTGGTGCGACCGGAGGGATTTGAACCCCCAACATTCCGGGTAGAAGCCGGATACTCTATCCAGTTGAGTTACGGTCGCTTATATACTATACCTTTTTCAAGGAATCTCTGCGAATCCAATGTACGGATTGTTGCAACCTATAATTAGGTTCCTTTTTCACAACACTTACAAAGCATACACCATCAATATCTTTTGTCGGCCAATCCGACATGGAATAAAAATACTCATTGGGTATCTTTTGATTCTGATATTTTATTTGTTTGGTTTCTTTAATTTTCATAATGATGCGAATTGTACTCTATAGATTAACAATTGTCAACCTATGTTGAACATATGTTGTGAAAAAACAACAAAAAATACCCGCTTACTTAATACGGGATCAACTGACGGGTGACAGTACAATTGTCCGGACGCCTTTTACCGTAGCATCAAACAGCCCTAAGGTGGGCTATATTTTTTTACCTATTTGATATTTAGGCACTAATTGCCATTCCGACTTTTCTTTATGTGAAATTATTTTGATTTGTGACATTAATATAGGTGGAGGTTCTTCAATTTGGTAAGGTTTAACCAGTTCAACAAGACCCCACTCTTTCAATAACTTAACGATTGCATTTCTGCGAGCTAAGTCATTATCTGTTATATCAGATACTTTACCATCTAAAACAAACAATTCTTTAAAATGTACAATAAAATAATGTCCCTGTTTGTGTAGAATATGACAAGATTGAAATAGTATTTTTTCTTTTTTTGAAGCTATACCGATTCGGGTTAATGTTTCTTTCACCTTTAAAAAATCATCAGGTTGATTAAGTGAAACTTCAACTAGATTTTGTGTTCCTATCATTGTTTACTCCGCCTTTTTCTGTTTTTGCTTTTATTTTAGCGAGTTGTTCATCATTTAAAATATGCATAACATCTTTGGCTTTTTTATTTGAGTATCCAAAAAATTGTTTCACACATTCTATATCCTTAATAACCTCTGAATATTGCCACGGTTGAAATTTCCGTTTCATTGGTCGTATAGTATTTAGAAGGTATGAATATTGAAGTTCATTATCAATGAAATGACATAAATTCATCTCATTAGCATACAAAACACAATCGACGTGGTAAGATAATGCACGATTAATTAAAAATGGTTTATAATCCTTCGGATCCTCTAGAACATTAACTTTTGTTTGAAGTATTGAAGGAATGATTTCTTTATATAAGTCTGCCATTATTAATACGCCGTTGTACTATATTTCATTAGTTCTTTGATATCTTCATCATCAATCTTATGAACCCGAATGACTGCTGGTTGATTGATTGGTATAAGAATACGAGAAATGCCTTTTTTATCTACCCAATTCTGATATTTGAATTCAGAAGGTACAACACGATACACATATCCATCTGAATGGTGTCTCCATGTTGGATGTGGAACTGATATAATGTACAATACATCAACCAATTGACACTTTCTGAGTTGATTTGGTCTGAATGTAAAGGCATTTTTCACAATGAAGGGTGATTGTGTTTTGACTTCAACTTTTTTGTTGTCAACTAACATATCTTTTTCATTATCAAATTTGTAGGTTGAAAAAATAATCCTTAATTCAGGATGAAGTTCGTTCAACATATTAACCACAATCTTCTCGCCAACAAGGCCGAGTTCTGAAATTTTATCAATGTTATTCATAATCATCATAATCGTCTCACTTAAACTAATCCTTAAAGGAACAATCTACCATAATTTCGATCAAAAACGCAACCATATTTATTTCATGGTCAGCCGCAAAGGCAGCTTGATACTGATACTTAGCTAGATGTAAAACTAGTTGAGGTACGGATTCCGGTTTCAACAATTCATAAAATGAATCATAAATTTTCCTATAAATTTTAACAGGATCAGAATCAAGATTGTTGGTTACCCATTTACGAGCACCCGAAAAATCCTTACTCTTAAGAGATTTAACAAGTTCTGTCAACTGTACATCAGAAACGGATGCAAGAATGCCCTTATCGATTACACCAGATACAGAATAACG